CCAAGTTCTGGCAGGGAATGAAGTCTTCATTGGCTCGGTCTTTCCGTGCTTTCATGGAAGATGGAAAAGTGATGTTCAAGGTCACTGGCCCTTCAGCCAGTAAACAAGGGAAATCTACCGGAGAGCGTGCTTCGAAGAACCAGTTACGGTTTCTTAGCATTGTGAACCGGTGGGCCATACTACTTTCATTTTGGTTAAATTTCCCAAGTTCCGCTAGTATGTTATATTCCGATATTCGGAAATCCTTCAGATCCTTGATTAATATTGCAAGGACCCGAGGTGCCCTCGGGTTCTGTGTATACCTGAAATCTAGTTCACTCTTCATAACCGCATATCTGGCGGGTGAGACTCGAAACTCACGTTCTTACGGCCAGCCCGTCAAACTGACGAGGGGCCTACCCGCTTGGCTACCTGCTGGTGCAAGGGCTGGAATACGTGCACGTAATCGTCGCGTAATCCAACTCTGGCTTTCTCTGTGTCATGTGTACAAAGTAATACATGTACCTTATAACATAAAGAAGGCCTTATCAACAATATCTTTACCAAAACTGGTAATTACTCCCATGGTACAATCGTACCTGGACGAGTATCAGACATTCTTGATCGAGCACTACATTCCTGCAATCGGCGGTGTCCGGCAGCCTCCCCTGGAAGGGGAGATGGCCGGTGCCGGTTTCAGGAAAGCAGACTTCCCTAAGAAACCTCACGATGCCATCCCTACAAGGGAGGGTCCTTGCCTGATACAGGTGCCGATATCGAGGAAGATTAAATTCTTCACTCCGGTAACGGCTGGACCTAACGGCACCGCGATACTTTCTCAGGGAAAGGATGCAGTAGCTTGGGTAGATCTGTGGCGTTCTTCTCCTGGCCGACAGTCGCCTCTAGTGAAATCACTGAGGTATCTGTCTGAGGCTTTTGGTCTACCGGTATCGATCGATACCGATGAGCTTCAGTCTCTTGCCATGAAGGAGAAGGCCCTGGATCGTAACTGGAATCGACGCCCTCTACAGCTTTCTCGACTGCACTTACTGCCCGAACCGGGTGGCAAGTTGCGTGTCGTTGCTATAGGGGACATCTTTTCTCAACGTGTGCTCAAACCTCTCCACGACCAGATATTTGCTATTCTGGAGTCTTTCATTCAAGATGGTACACATGACCAGAACAAGCTTTTTACATGGCTTGTACAGAAGGGTAAGGAGAATCCTCACTTACCTCCTGTGTCCTGGTCCTCTCTGGATATCTCCTCTGCG